GTTGCGTCTCTCCGTCACATTAATTCTGCGACGGTGAGCTATACTGGTCCTAAGATTTGGACCGGTACGCAGCGCTATGTGCGCAAGCGGCGAGTACGTGCTAATCCTTTCGGATTCGAGGGTACCAGTAACTCTCGCCCCACAGGCGAGAAGGCTGCTATCCTTGCAGCATTGGGGCTCACAAGGCTCTGATTGCTCAAAACACAGTGAAAACCAACACCACCGCCCCGGACGGGGCAGAATAGGAGAACCGGTGCTTGCCGATCCTCAGTCCGTTACCATTTCTGGTACGGCCACTTCTCTTCCTCGAATCGAAGAGCGTGCGGAAACGCACGTCTACTCGAATCGCGATGCGAAGGTTGATCTCTTTGTTACCCAGCGTCTGGGTAAGGATGGGATCAATCGCGCGTCGATCACCCTTGTTCAGACCGTTACGGTTGTGGATGCTCTCACGGGTCTTTCCCGCTATGAGCGCCCTGCCGTCACGGTTACCCTCGCTACCCCTACCGGGGTCGCGCTGGCACCTGTTGAGGCTCTCTATGACGCGCTTACCACGCATCTCGAGGCTTCGACCAAGGCCAACCTGAAGAAGATCCAGGCTGGTGAGAAGTGACCGCTGTTGAGGCGCTCATGATCGTTGGGATCGCTTTTCTGATGTGTATCAGTATCAGCGCTTTCGCGATCATTGCGAATCGTCAGCGGTAGAGGAAGCAAGTTACCGGCTGGAAGCACTACCCCCTGAAAAGGAGGAGGCTTGAAAAGCCTGGTAACTCTCCATCTGGCAGTCCTGCAGGACGCAGGACTACTTTGCGCTACTCACGTGCAACGAGACGAGCAAACTCTACTCTCTCGTTGGGAACACGAAGGTGATAGCTTCCTAACTATCACCCTGCCAACCCTTGCGAAGGCCCTTGAGAAAGGTCTCGCTGATGGGCAATGGCCGCGCCATTCAGTGACCGGTTTCGATCACTGGAGAGGGCTCCCCCGTTTTCTCGGAGGTTTCCTCGCGCGTGTGTTCTCTCAGGATGGGAAACTATTGGATGACCCAGACGTAGACTCGATCTGGGCAGTCCGTCAGATATGCAACCTGACGGGCAAACTCGAGAGGGACTGTACCCCCGAAAGGGTTCAGGCAGCTTTCTCGCAGTTCATCCAAACTGATGTGGAACTCGCAGAGCACTTCTTGAAGGGCATCGCCCCAGAGAAGTGGTCCACCTTTAACCGGTGGACACTCTACTTGTTCGGGGATCTTTTTGACAAGCTCGAGACCTTGGTCGCCGAGTTCGCCTTGATCCCCCGT